GCGCTAGCATATGTCCACGTTTCTCCTGCTGCAATCCATCCATCCGCAACAAGCGCAGTGAGGGCCTCTCGGACCGCCTGCTCTGTTGGGATTTTGGTATCAACTCCAGGGTCGGCCACGGTGTCAGTGGATAGCTCAGCACCATCAAGCAAATCAGCATTCAAGTTCGTGACTTTCGTGCTGCTGGCCACTGTCAGGGGAGCGGTTCCTGTAGCTACATCGCTCTGGAAAGTCTCTGCTCGGATCTGGTGGCTGCCCGCATCCCATGAGGCCGATAGCTCCCTTGAACCATCTGCCTTGAGGTATGATGTGGCAAGCTTGTCATCTGAAATCGAACCAGCAAGCTGCGCATTCGTGATCGATCCTGCCAACTTGTCATTCGTGATCGATCCAGCAAGCTGCGCATTCGTGATGGTGCCGCTCAGATCTGTAGACAGAGCTGGCCATATCTGCCTCCAGATAGCGGCTCCTGGTGCGGCGTCCTGGCACTGGAAAAGCCGGTTTGCTCCGGTGTAGAACCAGAATGAGCCCGCAGCATAACCATCTTCGCTGTCATCATTTGCATTCGGAACTCTAGTTCCTGAGAACTGGCATTTTGCGATTCTGGCATCTATGATATCCGTATTTGCTTCCATCTCACCAGGGAAATCGATGTCTGAAGATTCCGGCTTGTGCAAACCGTTTCTAGAAGTATAGAGTACCATATCCCCTCAAGCTAATGAAAGCCCCTTCGCTCTCATCGAGCTGGTGGCTCTTTTCATGATCACGTTGCTGATCTCTTTCCCGTCCAGGTAGAGCTTCACGACGAGAGGCTGAGAATCGTTTCCTCTCACCCTGTCCAGGCCAAGCTCGGCCAAGCCCAGGATGGTGTTGCGGATGTTCGTCGGCAAGATTAGCTCCGGCCCCTTCTCACCAACGTGGATTAGCTCATGCTGCTGGATATCTGCACCCTTCGCAGCCCAGGGATTCCCGCCAGCCGCGATTATGGCCGGTACGTATATCCCTCCTCCAGAAGATCCAGACGTGACTCCAAGGCCCGCTGTAGCCGATGAGCCAGTCGAAGCGATCACCTGGCTCATGTAGCTTGGGCCGCATACAGACGATCCCCCGCTAGTTCCTCCGACAGAAACATTCCCACTGCCTCCTATGGTGATGTCTCCGCAGCTCAGCCAGTCTCCTCCGCCGCCGTTCGGCGACCATCCTCCATAATCTCCGTATCCTCCGCCACCACCATCATAACTAGACACATTGAGGTTCACAGATGGGTTTACGCTCATCGATCCTAGAGCAGATAGTTGGCTGACGATCTCCTGTATTTTGGTCGAGATCGTCTGGGCCTGCTGCTGGAATGACGTTGTAGCATCGTTCCAGATACTCTGCCAGTTGCCAGAGAACGAGTTGAGGGCATTGCTGATGTCGTTGAGTCCCTGGCTCACTGATTGAGCCATATCGTAATTGTTCTGAGAAATGTAGTCCGTGATGCTCTGCAGGCTGGTCTTGGCCTGGTCTGCGATCTGAGTCCAGGCCTGGAGCTGCTCACTGGAAAGTCCGGCCATCTGCGTCTTTAGGGTTGCCCGCCAGCCCATAGCGGCAAATGAGATGTTCCCGCTAATGCTGTTCAGGTCGGTCGTGAGGTTCGTAGAGATCGCTTTCCAGTAGACCTGAGCATCTGACTTGATGAGCGTCCACGTCGTGCGGAAATAGTTCTGCAGGTCCGTGAGGGTCCGCTTGATGGTCTTGGCGGCAGACGCAATGCCAGGTATTCCGAATGTGACTATGACATTGCTGCCATCTCCTGTCGCCACATCTCCTGTACTTCCTCCTTCGGCAAACCCACGAATTCCATAGGCCCTCATGGCCTGGTAGAGCAAATCCCACCGCTTCGTACGAGTGGGAAGTATGAACTCTGGATATGTCGGCCCATCTTCGCCTATTACGGCCAGCTCCGGCCCGCTGGTCCTTGTGCCTTCTGCATAGAAGCGCGTGGAACCAATGCCGTACAACCAAGTGCTCCCGCCGTACAACCGTGCAGAGAATGACTGAGCTGCACTGGCTATGGCCGAAGCACCAGCAACCGCGCCATTGTAGAGTGCTGCACCGCCGCGCTCCGCATTCTGCTGAGCCACTTGCCCAATCACGGCAATGCGTCTGCCAAATTCATCTGTGGTATATTTCACTACATTGGATGCCTGGATTAGCTGGTTGTAGGCCCTGTCTGCTATCACCTGGGCCGGTGAGAAGGAGACAGATATGCCTCTTCCTGAGATCTCGGCAAGAGGATCGATGGCCAGCCCCATAGCTTCGAGCTTGGCGGTGCTGCTGTCGGCTGTCAGGCCCAGGAACGAACATGCATTTGCATAGCTGTTGATGCAGCCAGTCCCCTTGGTGCTACTCGACGAGAGCTTGTCTGTGCTCTCTCTCAGCTTTTCGGTCTGGGACATGTAATTGTCGAAATACGCATAGTACTGGCTGAGCGTGATTCTGTTGTTTTTCAGCAGAGTATTCAGATTGTTGAACCAATCCGGCAGGACGGCATGAATAGGCTCGAAGGCACTGATGATATCCTGCCTGGCGGCTGCCGGATCGATGATGCCATGTGTGATGTTGTCGCGCTCAGCATTCAGGATGCTTTTTGCCTGGTCGATTCCATCCGTCCAGGCATAGGCATATGGATTGGCAATGAGTTCTTTGAGCTTGTCTGGGCCCAAGGCGATTGCATTTGCAATCTCTTTCAGGCTTGGGCTCTTCTTCACGCCATCCAATAGGCTATCTGAGAAAGCTTTTCCAGAGTCTTTCCCGATCTGCTTCATGGCAGCCTCGACGTCTCCGCCATTCGCTTTTATGGCCTTGATGAGGCGAAGCATGGCCTCACCGCCATACTGCTCAAAGAGATCTGGGAAGTTGGTTTTGATGTATTCAAGCTCTGGCTCGAATGCTGCGATAGCATCTGCTTCTTCCTGAGTGAGTCCCTCCTTCCATGCGTCGGACGCCTCCTTGGCCATTTTGCTAAGCTCCGACTTGGCCCATTCTCCAGCGTTCGCTATTGGTATCTCAAAGCCTTCTACGATCTGGGTCCCTGCTTCTTCAATCTGTTCTCGCCACTGAGGGCCGATTACGCCCGCATCTATGAGATCAGCAAGCGACTGATTCAAAATATCTGGAGGTATAGAGCCTGGATCGGCTATCGCTTTTAGGACGTTCTGCAAATCATCTGAGAGTGTAGCCTGAGCAGACTCGAAGCTGATGCCAGTTTTGTCGGCCCATCCCTGGACGGCCTCTGATGAGGCATTGCCCAGCTCGTTCATTGCATTGTAGAACTCCAGGGATAGCTGATCACCCGACCGTTTCACAGCATCCGCATTATCGTTCGTCCACTTGATCCAGTTTCGCTGAGTATTTGCCTTATCCCAGAGGCTTGATTTGTCAATTGTCTTTTGATGTTCTTGGAGAGTCTTTGAAAGCAGGCTATTTATCTTTGCGGTCTTTTGTGTGACCACATGGCTTATTACATCTTCATCGAGTCCGAGCTGTCGCAGCAGGTCTTCCACTGTGGCCTTTCCTTTTGTTTTGTCGTATGCTTGGCTGACCTGGACGCCATCGATCTCCAAGTACGCGGTTGGGTACTTCTCAGCCGCGTCATACCAGTACTTGATAGTCGTCCCGTATAGGTCGTAGACCTTCTCTTTGATTTTTTGGTAGCTGCTCTGGCTATTAATTATGCTTAGCAGAGCCGTATCTGAGAGATTTGATGCCTGGGCTTGTTTTGCGAAAGCGCTGAGCGTCTTATCTGCTAGCTTTTCGCCCGCCGCTTCCGCCCCTGCCAGAGCCTTATCGGACTGTAATGCATTACCTGGTGCCTTGGCCAGAGCTTCGTTCTTTTCGACACCCTCTGCTACCTTCTCGGCCGCTTTGTCTCCAGCGGCCAGGATTTGGTTTGCCCTGGCCGATATGCCCTCAGCAAACCCGAATATAGCGCCAACAGGAGATGATTTGATCGCATTCGTGAATGCATCACTGGCGGCCTGCCCAGTCTGGCCGAATGCAGACGCCACAGAGCTGATCAGGCTTGATAGAGCCTTGGGGATCGCTTCGGTGAGTCCAGAGATGACCTTCGAGGCCACGTCTCCCCAGAAAGTGGCTATCTCCGAGAGCTTAGTCTGCAGAGCACCGAACGCGGATACCAGAGTTTGGACAGTAGAGGAATTTGATACCAGATTGGTGATTGATTCTATGATCGCCTGGATATACGCATCAGCGGTCTTGATCGCTCCGCCAAGAGTCTCTCCGATGGCCGTAGCAGCAGGAGCTACAGCGGTTGCAAGCGCCTTCACCCCATCTGCTACCTTTCCTAGAACCGTGAAGAATGCGGTGATTGGTATCGTGGCCGCATTGAAAGCAGCCTGCAGCGCACTCATCACCGCGCTGCCGCCGCCAATGGCCGTCCATGCAGGCCCTACCACCGCTGAAATGGCCCCAAATGCCTCTTTTCCTGCATCTCCTAGCTTGCTGAAAGCCTGCGATATGGCGCTAACGGCCTCAGAGTTTTTGGCTAGACTGTATAGAGTATGCCCAAGAGTTGTGATCCCGCCGATAACCTCCGTCGCGCCTCTCGTAATGCTCGTCAGAGCCGGTAGGAACAGGTTGCCGATGCTGATCTGAGCTTCTTCTATAGCTGAAGACAGTTCTGCATACGCGCCCTTCAGATTGTCATTCAGCTGGGCATTCATCTCGGCGGCCTTATTTGTGCCTGTGATCTTGGTCTGCAGTGTGTCAAGCTCTTTGGCATGGTCCTGCAGATACATGGCCGCAGATACGTTCTCGCGCCCGAAGAGCTGGAGTGCGGTCGTGGCATCCATGCCATGCTCTTTCAGAGTTGTGAAAATCTCAGAAAGAGTATGAGTTGCAGGATTGATGTCCTCTGCGGTGAGACCTATTGCTGCCAGGGCTTCGGATGCTGGCCCGCTCTGGACGGCCAGGCCAGACAGGACGCCCCTGAGCATCGTACCTGCCTCAGCTCCTTTGATGCCGCCATTGCTCAGGATGCCCAAGGCGGCAGATGTGGCCTCGATGCTGATGCCGAATGCATTGGCATAAGCCCCAACCGTGGTAAGGGCCTGGCCCATCTGCGAGACATCGGTATTGGCCATAGCAGCGGTGGCCGCTATTACATTCGTGACTCGACCAGCCTCTTCAGCTTTTAGGCTGTACTGGGCTAATGTAGCCGTGAGCATATCGGAAGCCTGGGCAAGGTCCATGCCGCCAGCGCCAGCCAGATTCAGCACGTCCTTGAGGGCTGTAGTGGCGTCAGTAGAAGATAGACCCGCAGAAGCCAGATAATAGAGCGCATCGGCTGCCTGTGATGCGGAGAACTGCGTCGTGGCACCTGCATCCCTGGCAGCCTGCGAGAGCGCATTGAAATCTTCCTGTGAGCCACCCAGAACCGCATTCACGCGGCTCATGGATGACTGGAAGTTCGCGGCCACTCCAACCGACGACGCACCGATACCGACAATCGCCGCACCAGCCAGACCGGCTGCTATTCCAATCGGCCCAAGAGCAGATGCCGCCGATGCTGCTATGCCACCAAGAGGACCGAGCGAGCTTTGCATCTGGTTGGTGAGCGAATTGCCCAGCTCCTCGCCGATCTTCGTGAAATCGCCTTTGGCAGACGACAGTGAAGCCGAGAGTCCTTTTCCTATGTCGGCTTTGTTGAAGCTATTTTCTATGGCGGACGCCACAGACGTGCCGGTCTTTTTGGCTTCGTCCAGTCCAGCCTTGTACTTCGAGTCGTCCAGCCGAAGTGCAACGGCCAGGTCTCCTACTTGTAGCATATTAGCCTCGGAAAAATTAGATTATGGTCTCAACGACGACAGATCGCTCCTGACGTCTGTTGGCGGTATTGGTTTAGCGGGTTTTTTCGGGAGCATCTCGGAGAACTTAGGATATTTCTTTGGATCGTTGAAGGCATACGCATTGAGATATCCTTGTAGCCAGATGTGATACAATCGATCCTTTTTTGCGTCGTTGTGTGCCTCGATTCTGATCATTAGCTCCACAGGAGTCATCTCAAAAAATTCTAATGGTGAGAGCCCTAGCTCTCCGATGCCAATCCTGTAGAGCCTCTCCCAGTATTCTTCTTCAGATTGCTCCTGAGGGCTTCCGCGAGCTTCTGCTGAGTTTCTGCCAATTGTGCCTGCAGATTGTCCCTCTCCGCCTCCACTTCCTTCAGGCGCTTCGTCAGATTGGATGCCAGAGACGCCTCTATCTCCGATTTGGCTTTCTCCTGGTCCGCTTTCTGCTTCTCCATCATCTTTTTTAGGTTAATCCCTCTGGCTGCGGCTATCGCCTCGCACACGGCGAGCTTGAAGGACTCAAAACGCTCTCCGGTGTCGAGTGCATCCTCTGGTACATCCATGTAGGCATCGAAGAGATCATTTGCCTCTTCGGGCTTCGCACCAGACTCCTTCCAGTCCAGGCCCTTCCCAAAGAGCCAGAGCAGAATATCAAGCTCCGTGTCGATGAATCGAAGCACGACCTCGACAGGCACCTGTCTCCGAATGGGCTTGTACTTGATGAGATCTAGCCTCTCCTGGCCTACAACTTCCAGAGCACTCGCGGCTATTGAAAAGAGTGTTCCTGCAGTGTATCTCAGCTTTATTTCTCTTTCTCCGCAATTCAGCACTTTGAACATATCTATCTACCTCGTATTATAAATATGAATCTGGGCTAAAAAGTATTGACTTGTCAGGTTGAAATCCGTATCTAACGAGGTAGCCCCTCACCCATTTCGGGATCATTGGGGCTAGCCTCATACCATGTGGTACCTCAGTCTGTCATCCCCTCGGAACGTCAGATCATTCTCGATCAGGCCGTCGAGCTTAGCATCCGGGCTGAAGCCCGTGAGTATCCCCACTCCTTCAAGCTTCTTGATCGAGCCTGTGGTGGTATCGAGATATGCGCAGCAGAGCACCTTCCGGCCAAGCTTGACCAGATCATCGTAGTCCCGACCACCGTGGAGGTCGGTCTCGGTCAGGCATTCCACGATGCCCGTGCCGTTCTCACCTGAAGCGAACTGGACATCCCATAGCTCGGACAGAACGGGATCGGCATCTACATGCGCCTTGACCTGTGCGGCAGTGGTTATTGCATTTCCGCTTCCATCAGTGCCTACCGTTACGGTCGTGACACCTGCCGCCCTAGTTACTTCCAGGGAAGTGTTGTACCCGGATACAACATACGTGATCGATTCAAGGTTCCCGTCCGGGCCAGGAGTCTTCCAGGTCCACACCAGGTTACTGTTTGGCGTGGAAAAAGCCGTCTGATGCCATGCCTGGGCGAAGACGAAATGCCGTTTGACCGTCACGGTCCATTCTTTCAGAGTAGATATGAACCGTTTCCACTGCACAGGACTGTTTAGGGCTTTACTGAAGCATGTGATGTCAGCTTCGTTGCTCTTCGCATCGATCGATACGCCATATCCTCCGGCGAGCTGCTCCATCTGGAAATAGTAGCAATCGACCGTTACATCACCAGATGCTGCTTCTGGCAGAGTGACGAATCCGCCAGCGTAGTCTATCTGGCAGCCTTCGACCTCGACGCTATCATCATAGACGGTGACAGGTTGGTCCGGGTCCCACCAGGCCTTTTCCCTGTCGGTGATATAATACTCGTTTGTCGTGCCAACCCTGGTCATCGCTTCTCCTGTTGCGGCTTGAGAGTCGTCTGCGGTTGGCACCCAAAAACCGGCTTTAGAGCCGGATATTGCGGTCATCGACCTCAACTCACGTGTAGGTCACTGAATCGTCTACGCGGAAGCTAATGGACACACCCTTGCCCTCGATGCCGTCAACGTTTGCATCGAACGGGAAACTATTGATTATGATGTTGCAGCTCAGGTAATGAGATGCATTGATGTAGAATCTGGCTGGTGTTGCTGCTCCGCCAAGCGCGTTCCAGATGGCAAGCTGGCCGGAATCTCCAAGATCCACATAGGCCAAGTTAATCGAGCCTGTCGCCTCCTTCAGCTTGCTTGCCCATCTCTTCCATGCAGCATCGTTCCCGGTCTTGAAGGGCGTGATCTCCTCCTCACCAGACTTGGGGTCGAGCTTCCAACCGTTCACACCATCTACAAACGTATTTCCAGATCCAAACGTTACCTTTCCGGCTGCTCCTGACTGTGCTGTCATTTACGTTTCACCTCACCTATTTTTTGCCAACCTAAAATCTACTGAAAAACGATACCTGACTGTTCCGTCATCCTTTCCGAGATATATTGGAAAGGCCCTTGTAGTCCAACAGTACAAATGATTTGATACGGCATATCCATCCAGGCCCGTCCTGATCGCTTCGGCTTTGCTCTCTGCTGTCGCTTTCGAGGTGTTCCTGATCTGCACCTGTACTCCTGGATAGTCTATTGCTCTGTGGCCTCCTCCCTCCTTCCAGGATCTGTCTGGCTCCTGGCCTGCGAGAGGTATGATGCAGAGAGCGTTGTGCGGGAGATCATCGAAGGCATAAGCGAAGATATCCGTGCCAAGTGCTGTGCCCTGATGCAGCGCGACTAATGCTGCCGATATGTCCTGAACAAGGCCCATCAATCATCACGTCTGATCATGGTTTTTCGAATTGGCCGTTGCCGGAGCTTCTCGTCGATGATGCATCTAAGATAGAGCAGATCGGCGTCCGGCCAGTCATTGAATATCTGCCTCCAATCCAAATCGGTGATTTGCATTGCCTCACCTCGGAACCACATAGAGAAGCTCGATTAGCCTGCCTGCCCCCACCAACATGATCAGCAGGCCCAGAGCACCGGCAAGATACCAACGGTCTCTCTCAAGCTTCTTGATCCGCTCTTCCTGCATTCTGATAGTGCTACACAGTCCCGCTTCTCCGTCTAAGCGATCTGTGATGTAGTCTATCTTCTGGTTCAATTGAAGCAGCAGCTCGCGGTCTGTCTTTGGGACATCAGCGGGCAATTCAGAAGGAGGCATGAGACCTCCGTGCTATTATTCCATCATCGCTATATACGGAGAAAAGAACCGATATGTCGGCGGGGCTCTGGCATGGCGCTATCATGCTATCCTCGCCACGTCACCATTCAATCGGCTCGTTTGTTACCGCTCTGAGCACGATGTTGACAACTGCCAGTATTGCGGCGGTTTGTTCTGCTGTCAGAGGCGCTCCGTACTGTGCGCCCAAGAACATGCTTACCGCTGCTATGACGTTCGCCCACATCGTTTTGGATTTCCAGACTTGTACCATTCAATCACCATCCCTAAATTTGATCCAATCGCGTTTCAGCCAATCATCTATCTGCGAATCGGAGAACTCCCAGGCATTGTACCAAGGTCCCTTTTCTGCTGTGCCTTCAAGGATCTCCAAAAGGCCGTTGATCTCGATGCCGCCTACTCTAGTGCAATAGAATTGATCGCTCATCATATCACCAGAATACGAGAGTGTCATTGATCATCGTGATGTTTTCAGTCGCATTGCCCACGGATGCCGGAATTTCTGGCGTCGTATTTGAGAAGTTCATGAGGTTCTTCGGAATGCCTGCTGGTTCGTCCTGGCTGAGTTCTGCCTTCCAGGACGCATAATGGCCTAGATTCGGCAGCTCCCAGGGCTTGAACCGCACCAGGGGCTCGTTTGTGGCCGCAATTGCCCTGGCACTCGATGGATCTACGTCCTGTAGGCAGAGCTTCTCTATAGGAGCGGGCCTGAACGTGATTAGGTCAGATGGCGTGACTCCATGCGAAACTCCTGCCACGAAAAGAAGCACTATAGCCAGAAAGATGCAGAGATCTACGTAGCCCGATCTCATCGCTTCCTCCCAAGTGTGCTGAGATTCACGTAGCCTGGAATGCCCGCTTCTCCCCTGCGCCTCATCTCTGCGAGCTTTGCCTTCGGATCGTAGCCATAGATCTCGATCCACTCTATTCTCGTGAGCGGAATACCGTCATCAGGCGTAATGTACATCACGTTATCGCCCTCTCCGATCACACCAACCGGCATCTTCCACTCGAACCCTGTTGGCAGGATGCAGCCACATGCCTCATCTGCGGTTCCTGCGGTTTCCGGCTGTGGTGTGTTCGGAGCGCCACAAGACTTACAGATGAACTTCTTAGGCATGGCTGGAAGCTCCGTAATGGCTCCACAGCCAGCGCACTTCAGTTTTACCAAAAATGTCATCTCCTTTTATCGCAATGCGGCGTCTATTCTTGCCGCTACGAGTTTCTGTACGTTGTTTTTGTTTCTGTTGAAAGGATCTTCCAGATAGTGATCCTTCCGGCCAGATCTGGAAGAAGGATTTTTAGGATCAGGATGCCTCAGTGTAGCATCTTCGTGCTGCCGGACCGCATACGGACCACTGTAATGAATGTACACTGCAGATTCAGATGGCGCATCCGTGATAGCGCCATGACTTGCCAGATCGCCTGTAGCATATGGTACTTCTTTCTGCGATTCTTTCAGTATGATCTCTGCAGCATCATGAAGCGCCGCCATTCCTGCGTCGTGTGCGGCGCGCTTCGCACGATCATCATTCCAGCTCATATAAGCCTAGCCCAGCGCCACGACTCTCCAATGAACCGTACCATCGAGGTCTGTGGCCTGTGAGACGATGCCGCCTACAGAAAAGTCCCTGCCCTGGAAAGTGATTACATCGCCAGGCTGGACATCCTCGATGCACCAGAGCATTGCAACGGATTCAAGCGTGTCACCGGCCAGCGTTTTGATCATCTGCGTCTTTTGTTCGATTCTGCATGTGATTGACGCAGAAGAATAGGTATCATCGTAGCCATCGCTGCCAGTCTTGTGCTTCCATGTGGCCGTCTGGCTCATAGGGATTGGAGGCTGGGTCATACGGCACCAACTGCTCCTGCGATCCAAAAC